GAACTGCTAGACCAATAGGTATGCCTTACGACAGAGCAGTAATGAGTTTTTTTTCATATGATGATAAGTTTATGAATTTCTTAACACACACTAATTTTATGGTCACAAAAGTTTTACATGCTGGTATTAGACGGGCAGTAGTTCCAGATTTTTCATATTACTTTAATGACCCTAAAGCATTTCACTTAACAGCAGCTTATCAAGCACATTGGTTAGGTCGTTTATTTCAAGAAGTTGGTATGAAGGTTATACCAAGAATACAGTTTGTAGATGAAGAGAGTTTAGAGTTTTGTATGTTAGGAATACCAAAAAATCCTCCTTTGTTAATTATGTCACTACAAAGTCTTGACCCTGAAGAAGGAAACCCTAAAAAAGATACAAAAGAAAAAGCTAAAGCAGTATATGCTAAATGTATTGATATAGCTTTAGACCACATACAGCCTGAACACTTTATTGTTTATGCTGGTAATCCTGGTCATAATCTTGTTCGTGATGTTGTAAAACCAGATATGCCTGTGACTTATTTAGATAATTATGCTAAAAAAAGACGAGGTGTAGTGTTTGATAAAAAAGAACAAGAAAAAAATCCAGAAGCATATGACCCTCTAATTGAAGGAACAAAACCAAAGCATATAGCACAAGAAGATGAGGAGCAGGGCAGGGACTAACTTGCACTTGTTTTTTTAATATGTATATTCTTTTCTATGGATATACAATTAATTAAAGGTGCTGGAACTGGCAGCAATGCACAAAGAGGTACTAGACTAGCAGCAAAAAAAGTACCAAAGAATTATGGTGCTAAAAGAGCAAAAAATGCTCGTGCTCTGTTAAATGCTAACAAGAGAATACTTGCAGGTAATGCTAGAAAAAACGATAGAAAACTATTAACTGCTAATGGTTTAAAATCAAGTGGTAGAAATAGTTTCAATGCGTTGATGAATGCTTCTAAAGTTAAAGGATTCAGACCAGCAGCAAAAGGACCAGTAAGAGAAAGAAGAACAGGTCAAAGCTAATTATAGGTTGAACTGGAAACCGTTCCACCAAGTAATGTGATTAGTCATAGGCGAATATATACCACCTAATAATTCTTTAGGATGATTTTCAATATCTTCATTTGAAGGCAATGTTGTATAATTGTTATGTGTGTGAAGCAAAGCTACAGATAAATCCCCATATTTTTCTATTTGTTCAATATTAACTTCAAAGAAATTTTCTTTATCTTTATGTATATTATCTAATTTAATAAACTGTTTTATTACAAGGCTACCTTGAAACTTCATATCCCAATGACCAAGCCCCAAAAACACTTGCTCTTCATTTGAATTAGAAAAATCATAAGGAACTTCACTACAAAATAAATCTATTTCATATTCTTGTGGCTCTATGTGTTTTGGTATTTGTATTGATTGAGTAAGCTCCACAGGTTTCCTTTCTTTATTTTTCAGTTATTATAAAACTATAACTTGGCGATTCGTGGTGTTTCCTGTTTACCTCCACTACACTACGAAATCGCCATGTGCTATAATTATAGGCATATATGGATATTAAAGGCGAACAAAAACAGATAGTTTTAGGCAGACCACCACAAGATGATGATGAGTTATGGGAAGTTGTTCGTCTTTTATGGGGAATTGAAATTCCAAGAACAGCTATTTGCCCTCATCATCAAGCACCTTTTACTGCTTTTGCAGATGCTTATTTTGCAAGAGCACCTTTTTCTATTTGGAAAGCTAGTCGTGGTATGGGAGGAAAAACTAATACTTTAGGTCTATTAGCACTAACTGAAGCAGTCACATTAGGAGCACAAGTCACAGTATTAGGTGGGTCAGCTGCACAATCTCTTCGTGTTTATGAAATATCTTTAGAAGCATGGGCACATAAAAACGCACCTACAGGTCTTTTAGTAGATGCACCAAATAAAATGAGTACTAATTTAACTTCTGGAGCTTGGATTAGGGCTCTAACAGCTTCTCAGAGGTCTGTTCGTGGTCAGCATCCTCAAAGATTAAGGCTTGATGAGATAGATGAGATGGAATTAGAAATTTTAGAAGGAGCACAGGGTCAAACAATGTCTAAAAATGGTGTAGAAACACAAACAGTAGCATCTTCAACACACCAATATCCTGATAAAACTATGACAGAAATGTTAAGAAGAGCTAAGGAAAGAGGCTTCCCTGTTTATGAGTGGTGCTGGAAAGAAACAATAAAGCCTCATGGCTGGCTAGACCCTAAAGAAGTAGAGAGAAAAAGAAGTGAAGTTTCACAAGCTATGTGGGATATTGAATATGATATGCAAGAGCCATCTTTTGAAGGTAGAGCTATAGATAAAGATAAGGTAGATGACATGTTCTCATTAGAAACACACCAAAAGGTAAGAGGGGAAGTAGGAGAAGAACATTTGTTCGAGAAATATAACGGGGAGGGGGTCTATATCACAGGTATTGACTGGGCTAAACAACGAGATTACACAGTAATAGTCACTCTCAGAACTGATGTAGAGCCTTGGAGAGTGGTAGCTTTTGAAAGAACACATAGAGAAGCATGGGGAGATATGGTTAAAAAAGCAGAGAGAAGAGTAAATCAATATCCTGGTAAGTTAGTTCATGATGCTACTGGTATAGGTAATGTTGTAGAAGATTACATAGATGCTGACACTATTCCTTATGTAATTACTGGTAGTAATAAAAAGAATTTATTTGCTGAATATATATCTGCTTGTGAGCGTGGATTAATTCAAAGCCCAATGATAGAAACTATGTATCAAGACCATAAATATGCAAGTTTTGATGATGTTTATGGAAATGGTCATACACCTGACAGTATGGTAGCTATGGCTTTAGCATGGGCAGAGCGTGGATTTAAGTTTGAATTTATATCACCATTAGTAGATTTTGTTAGAGATAAGAGTCCCTGGAAACTTTGATACTGAGCGCGACTTATTTTACCATATAAAAAAAACATCATTCTTGATATTACCCTAAAAAAAACTTCCGCGTGCATTTTGAAAAGTCCCTATAGATATTCATTTTTATAAAGCGGACAGAAAATTATTTTTTTGAAATTTGCGTACAGTTTTTATTGCAAACCTTCCGCATCTGGAAACGCGTACCTTTTAATTAATTGAAATAGCAAAGCGTACAAAAAAAAATACCGCAGCTGGAATTTTCACTCTAAAGAAGAATGCGTACCAAAAATACACAATCTGGCGGGGGTGTCGGGGTTGTTGGAAATGCGCTCATAAGTTTTGCCTCACCTGAAGAAGCGAACAAAAAATACGGATTTCCCTACGGGGTGCTAAAAGTGTATTTGTTCGCAGAATAATTGACTTCCCGCAGGTCAAACAAAGTACGCAATTTGTTGCTGGTCTGGTTGGTAGGAACTGACACAAAAGCACGCAAATAAAATTTCTATAGGGGAAAAGTTTTCAAAAATCCCCATGAATTTCAAAAAAAAATAAAAATAATTTTAGAAGAAGAACGCAAAAAAAAGATGAAAAAAAGCCGACCTGTACTTGTTGTAGCACGCAAAAAAATACAAAAAAAAAGTAGGCGGGAAAAGTCTGTTAAAACTAATCCCGCCCGCTTGGTGTGGTATCTACTTTAGATGATTAAACTATTTATTGTTTTCTCTTATTTCTATTATTTGTTGTTGTACGCGTTTCTCAACAAAGTTAGCTAGGCGATTTGCAGTTGTACTAGCAGTTTCGCCCGCCCTAACTTCTGTTGTTGCCCCAAACTTAGACCATATTTTTTGACCATTGATATTAATCTCAACTGTCAAACTATGCTCAACTTTGTCGCCCGCTGATAAGGTTGGTGTTCTTGACATTAGTAAAATTTTCTCCAATTCCCATTGAAAAAGTTTTCACTTTCGTCCGCATTAGCAAAATTAACTTCAAATCCTAGATTTTCTGTGTCAATTCTGTTTTTGAACGCTCTCCTTATTTCTTTTATAAAACTAGCAGTAAATAAAAATGGTATTGAAACCATAATCATTATGACCGCTAGATGTAGGTATGAACTAAATACTATCATCAGTCCGCACCTCCTCTCTATATTTCGGTTGTTTTCCATTAGATTTTTGTAAATACCAATTTTGGTAGTAGATACAATCGTCCGCTGTGAATAAAGCAATCTTGTTCTTACCTTGTTCAATATGAACGCTAGGTAAAATCTTGCTTGTCTTTATCCACCTTTTAACTGTTTTTGTTGATACTTGTAAAGACCGCGCCAAGTCGCTAGGCAAATACATTTTTTCTCTCGTATTACGATTAATCCATGTACGCAAAGCACTTGGCTTGGTATTTAAGGGCAATATGGTTTTACTCATTACTTGCACGCTTTTCTTCAAACTTAATATAGCTACCACGATTTTTGACAGATACCGCTTTGACCGCTAAGTCTTGTGCAATATCTCCATTTTTAATAGCTATTTCAAGTTGTTTGCGATTAACTTTAATGTCCGCTATAGACCTGTACTGTTCCTCGCTTAGATTATCCATTAAGAATTTTTCATCAATTTGCACGCTATTGTTTTCAACTTCTGTTGCTTTTAATATCGTACCATCTTCAAGATGAACGCTATGAGTTTTAGTTTCTAAATCTTTGTAAAGATTTTTTAACTCATCATGCAACTTAGCTTTTTGAACGCTAAGTTTCATTTCTGTATTCTTAATTGCTTGTAATGATTTCATAACATCAATTATTTCTGTCATAATGCGTCCGCCACAATAGTGTTAGGCATGAGTTCAACATTTTCGCAAACATCACACTCAACTCTAGTTTTGTCATGAACGCTATCCATTACTGTCCATACTGTATCGGTATTGCACGCTGTACAATACTTGAAAAACATAGGTTGTAAATCCATGTTAGACCGCCTTTCTCAATATAGTTTTATATCTAAAGTAAAAAGTCAAGTTATATTACGATAGTCATGAGCAGACCGCTTATTGGTTTTATCTTATTTCGTAAATTGCAGATTGAATAATTTCTTTTGTTATATCTTTAACAATAGAAACTAAGTCCGCAATATCTCTTAAATTCGTTATGTCTTTACGATTAAATAAAGAAAATGAATTTTTCTTATACTGTTCTTGTATGTCCGCGTCTTTACTATCTACCATTTCCAATAATCTATAATCATTGATAAATAATAGCTTTGTTGTATTGAACGCTGACAAACATTTTTCAAGCATTTCTCTTTCGTAATCGGTATTATCCCATTGTCCATCTGTGATAGTAATGAGAACGCGATTAGTCGCTTGGCTATCTTTAGCTAGATTGTAAGCATTTTTGAAAGTGCCCGCTGGGCTTGTTCCCCCACCTGTAGCAAAAACAGGAATTTCGTGACCGCGAGTTTTAGTGCTTGGTGCATACAAACTAAAAGTATCGGTATTAAAACCGAGTATAGTAAGTTGAACGCCACCAATATCATCTAAAGCTCTTTTGATAACCCACAAGATTTCGCTTGTACGCTCTGCGATACTGTCCATACTTCCGCTAATATCCAAAAGAATTACAAACTCTGTACTGACCGCATTATCAATTTCGGGCTTCCATTGTCTAAAGTAATTTACTTTTCTATTAGATTTGGCACGCACATAGCTAGGAACATCAAACATACCTTTTTTACTGTACGCTATCCACTCCTGCTCTAAATCGTGCTTTAGCTTATTAAATAATCTACGAATTTGATTGTAGGTTGAACGCACAATAGGTTTTACACTAATGTAATTTGGCTCAATACTAAGACCATGAATTTTCTCGGCATCAATTTTTTCATTAATGCCCGCTGAGATTTGTTTCTTGGTCATTTCTACATCATTTTTGAACATAGATTTTTTCTCTAGCTTTTCAAGTATTTCGGCTATCTCGTTGCCCGCATTTTCTTTGTGGGCTAAGAGTTTTTCTCCACCTACACTTCCTGCTTGACCGCCCAAAGTACCTGTTTGTTTGCTCAATCTTTTTCTTAGACTATCGGCTTGGTCGTCCGCCAATTCATCAATCCAATATTGTGCATCTTTTTGGTCTAATACTTGTGTTTTACCATCAACCATAAGACCGCTGTGCTTTTGGGTTTGTTCGTTGTTAGCGATTTGATTTCTGCCCGCAGCATTTTGGTTTGCTACATGCTGACTACCATTAATACATCTAGGTAAGCCCGCTGAACTCATCTCATCTCTATTGTCATTTTTTTGCATAGGTACAATTACTTCATAGACAAATCTTTCAATTAAATCTAGTCCGCTTTGATACCTTTGTTTTGTGTAAGTGATAGTCTTAACATATTGACCGCTTATTTCCTCCAATGCTTTTGTTATGTCTTTACCATATTTGTTTTCAAACATTGGTTTTAAGACCGCATTGATTTCTGTAGGCAATCCAAAACGACTAGCAGTAAGCAGGTACGCAAAGTCTATCTCATCATTATTTTTTAAGATATACCTTAGTACTGAACGCGTAAAGTAATCGTTCATTTTTGGATAAAGCTGAACAATCAATGTTTCGGCACGCATGTCTTCTAAGACATTAAACGCATACCAGAACGCAGAGTGTTCTTGATTGCTTTTGTTTTTAACTTTTCTACATATTTGGTCGGTCATACGCGGGCTGTAAAGCATGTGTCCTATCTCGTGATAATTCACACCTTTAATGTCCGCTATAGCAGAAAAATCTAAACTTAGATTATCTGCTTGACCTAAGTCAATAAATGATTTAGCCAACACACCTTTGTTAAAATAAACATGAACGCCATCTGTCCATGCGGGTACATCTTTCATTTGACCGCTACTCTCAACAATTTTTAATTCTGTGTAATAATCTCCGCATAGGATTTTATTCACTTTGTTAAAAGTATCGCGAAAAGTGTCCGCTATGGCTTGTAGTCGCTTTTGTTTTCTGTCATTAGCAATTTTATCGTACTCATCATCTCTTGGACGCCAATGCCCAAGCAGACGACTTAAATTGTCGTCCGCTTGTTCATTTTCATTGTCATGAAAATTTTCTGTTGAGAAAATATCCATTATGATTTATCCGTTGCATCATCAATGTCCGCTTGTGTAGTTTCTACAACAAACATCTCAGGAACATCAACACCTAAATCGCCCGCAATTTGTGGGATAAAAATGTCAAATATCTCTTTGATTGATGAACGCTCATCATCATTAAATTGATTTATAAAATTTGTTAAAGCATATTCTAAAGACATGTCTTCAACAAAATCACAAAATAACATTAATGAGTTTGTACTAATTGGTGTATGTATAATACCGTCCGCTCTTGCTTGTCTTAGTTGTTCGGCTAAGTTAAGCAAAGCATATTGACCGCCACCAGTTAAGGTGTCTTCATCTAATTGTTCATAAGTAAATTCTGGCTTATGAGCAAAACGATTTTTGAACGCCTCGTTAATCTCCCTAGTTCCCGCATAATTTCGGTTATAGGTAGCAATAACTTGGAATGTGTCCGCTGCTTTGATAACTTCTCCACCATTTTCTATTAGATTTAGTGTACGCCTATCATCTAACAAGCTATGGAACGCGGCAGATATGTCTGGTTTCATAAAATTCACTTCATCTAAAAGTAGAACGCCACCATTTCTTACAAATGTGGTTATGACACCATCAACCCACTCAATTCCACCGTCCGCTTTCGGTAGCCATGTACCAATTAATTGGTCTGGATTTGTTGCACCATTGCACGCTACAGAAAAGAAAGGCATTTGCATTTTCTCGGCATGAGCCATGACCGCATATGTCTTTCCGCAACCTGTATCGCCCTCTATTAGTGTGTTTTGCTTATTTTCTAAAGCATAAGCGAATATGTCAAACTCGGTTTGACCGTCCGCTACTTCTCTAGAAACATAGTTAGCTAGTTTATTTTTTGGGATTAAATCCCCTAAGTTGTCCGCAAAGGACTTCTTATTTTTAGTCATTATTTTCTCCTTAAATTAATAAGCAGTCCGCTCTGACTATCCTAATATAACTTGACTTAAAATTTATTACCACAACACTTTTGGTAGCCCGCTAACAAGCTATCTAACTATATTCTTTTAGCTTGGGCAATAACACCAAACATAAGACCGCATTTATAACATCTGTGTATAAGTTCGGTATGTGAGTGTGTATTGGACGCGACACCGATTGATTGAGTTTGCGATTTGCAATTATAACAATCAACACGATTATCTACGACACCAACTAAGTCCGCTGGATTAACCATTTTTGATTAATCCCGCTTTCTTTAATAGTTCTATATCTTTAGTTGTAATTTGTTTGGACACACAATTTATTGTACGCCCATCAGCTAATTTTATTTTAGCTTGTTTTTTTAACTTAGATTTTTCATTTCTATATTTCATAGATACCTACTTCCCGCCCGCTAACGAGCTACAAAAAGTGTTGTAATTCAATTCCCCTTACCTGAACGCGATTATGTCGCCTAAAGTTTAGTGTATATATGCGTTTTTTCAATATATATAGCCTGTACGCTGGGGGTCTGTCTAATGATTGGATAAATAAAGTACATTATCACGAACTAAGATTTCTAAGCCTGTACGCTTTCCACGAATAGTCTGTGTCTTGATTAAAAGTAAGAATACATTAAGAAAAGTAGTGTAATCATAGATAGGCAGACCGCTTTGTACATATTCAATAAGGAATACTAACATAGCAATTACCTAAACACGATAAGGTTTCTGTTTGCAGTTTTCTCTGTACGCTAGATGACATTTAAGCCATACTGAAGCTACTTTACTCTACTATGTTTCTCCATGACCGCTGAGCCGTAAAGTCAGCTACCGACCTGTACGCTATTACCATTGTATCTTGCTTTCGCTAAATTCCCGCATAGTAGAGGAGAACTGTAAGACCGCTTTGCCAAAGTTTAGTTATCAACCACAGACCATTTGCCTAGTCCGCTTTGACCATCATGCCTTACAGGGCATACAGACCGCTTACGAATATAAATATCCATATAATCATTTTACTAGAAAAAACAATTTAGGTATGACATTTCAAAAAAACTTGCGGTCTAAGATGTCAAAAAACTCAATGAATATGGGCTAAAATGACTATAAAATAAGCCTATTTTATGGGCTTAAATGACCTTATTTTATGGGCTTAAAAGCGTTCATACATACCAGAGCTGTAAAACAAGCAAATAGCGTACAGCAAAACCATGTATATTTATACATTTTTAGTGCATAATATTCATTTCAAAAAAGAGCAAAAAATGACTAAATGTACGCTTAACAGTTGTCAAAAATAGCTACTTTGTGAAAAAATTCACAAGCTAAAAGGTAGTATATGAACGCTAAAGGTTGCGGATTAATGATTTCATGTATTTCCAGAGTGTAAGAATATGTATAAGGGCATAACAAGTACGCTGAAACAGTTAAATAGGTAGTACAAGTTATGGCGAAACAAGACATAATAGCGGACTTACATGGGAATATCAAAATATCATGGGTTTGCCTTTGCATAGATGATGACTTTTGGGTATAGTAAATAGCGTACAGGAGATTATATGGCTAAAAGCAAAGCAATAGAAATAAGAGAAAAAGACCGCCAAGCGTTAGAACTTCGTAAAGCTGGGGCTAGTTATGAATTAATTGCAAAGCAATTAGGGTACGCTGACAGTAGTGGGGCTTATAAGAGTGTAAAGCGTAGTATGGATAAGCTAGTAGCCGAGCCCGCAGAGGAACTTCGTGCAGTTGAATATGAAAGATTAAATCAAATATTGTTAGTGTTATGGGAACGCGTACAGACAGGAGAGCTTGGGGCTATTGACAGAGCTTTATCGGTCATGGATAGGATAAGCAAACTATATGGATTGGATAGCCCTAAGCGTACTGAAACCAACATGCAAATATCACAAGGAGTTATGATTGTTGATGGAACTAAAGATGAATATATGGACGCAATACGCAAACAAATTGATTATCCAGAGTAGCACTATTACAATAGCACGCATATGAACATAGATACAGCATTTTTGTTAGGGGCTATAAGCGGAGAGAAAGTAGCTATTGAGGACTTAATTAACATTAAGCGTACTAAAAATAGCAGTTTATTCACAATTAATAGCCATGAGTTAGGTTATGACCACGCCCTTACACAAACCAAAACGCGTGCATTTTTATATCCTTCGCCATCTGGACTTCTTAAATATACGAAAAGAGCGCAGAATAAAGCCGAGCCAATGGTGTTAGAACTATTAGATTAAAAGAGCGCAAATAAAAGACAGTTTCCGCCAATGCTACCTGAAACTATACTTAAACCCGTAATGCGTACCCATTTCCAAAAATTATTACCCCACCCCACCAAAAATTTGAAAAATTTGCCTTTTCTCTTGGTCGGTGATTTTTTACATAGATAATATTTTTGAAGCTGATAGAATGCGAGCATGAAAAGACAAGTTAATTGCAAAATGTGCAATAAAATTTTTGTAATTGAAAAAGGTTTTAGATACTGTAAGAACTTAGGTTGTACAGAATATAATAAAAAATTTGGTAAAAAAATAGTGAAAAAGTTTGCAGAAGAGGAAGAATAAGGTATTATTCATTGAAAGGTTTTGGGGAGATTCTTCAGTAATTAACAGATTCACTGGTAAGGTGAGCAATCGTCCATACACAAGCTATGAGAATTTCCCCATTTTTCACTTGACAAACTATAAAAAATAAATAAACTTACTACAGGAAATGAATAGCGTTTATTTATTTTCTCCATAAATTAATGTAAATAATAGGTTAAGACCACTTTGATAGGATTGACTCTACTGGCAACAGCAGAGCCTACAAGTGGTCTTAATTATTTTTTATGCTATATTTTCACACTATGGATTATTTAGTAGGCTTTATCATTGGCTATTCTATTAAAGAAATAATAATTTTCATCAAGGGATTGGCTAATGATAATTTTGAGATAATAGAATACGATTTTGATGAAGATTGGAATTAAACTGCCGAGCTTTGCGAGGCTATTGCGTAAAAATCGTGAAAAATTTTTTTTTATCGCTTCGCCATCTGCCCTGCTGTCCATGGTGCTAGTTAGGCACGAAATAAAGTCATATCCTAACAAAAAAGTCAAACAATCTCTTAAAACTATCCCAGAAGGGCTAAATTGGGCTCTAACAGAGGATGATTTACCTTAGTGGAACAATTCCCCAGCTAAAAAATTTTGGGAAAAATTTTCAAGGTTTATCAAAGTGCTCGCGGTTATAAAACACATGGTAAGTTTCCCTGGTGTTTTGAATAAGCTCTTTTACAAACTATACAACGATAAAGTCTTGGATTTGATACTTCATCTATAATCACTAGAAAATGTTCTAGCCTAGAAACTATTTCTTTTGCTTTTTGTTGTATTTCTCGGTCTAAATCTTTATTTTTTTCCACCGTCATAGGGTACTGCATATCCTAACTCAACCATTTTGTCGTTGATATTCATAGTTGGTAGATGGACGATTCCCAAGCACCGCCCATACTTACCAACTCCTACTGATTTTACGACTACCCTGTTGTTGTTTTCTTGTATCGTATCAATGAGCCACTTCTTAGCTTCTAAACCTTTTTCTTTTTCTACTAAATCTCTAGTTCTGGATTCTGGAGCATCAATTCCTGCTAATCTAACTCTTATTTTTTTCCAAGTGGTAAATCCTAAGTCGAGTAAGCAGTCAATGGTATCACCATCAACTACTCTCTCAACTATGCCTTCATATTCGTACATAAATTACAAATTAGCCTTTGGTGGGCATATTTTTTTTAACAAATTCTTTTACTACTACAAGAGCAGCAGAAGCACCTGCTATGACAGCCAACTGAAAAGTTGAAGCGTCTAATTCAATAAGTGGAGCTACTGCTATTGCACCAATAAATGCTTCAGCAAATGTAAATCCAACTCTTTCTAAAAGGTCTTTATATTTTTCCAAATTTTTCTCCTTCACAAAAATCATAGTAGAAAAAAAAATTTATAAAAATCCTTTGTATAAATTTTGAAATGTATTAAATTACTTTCTTATCACAAGAGCTTGTGTCACAACTGAATAAATAGACGATTGGAGCAGAAGATGTCAGCACATCCTGAAATACTTCTTGTTTCTGCCTTGTTGCGTAGAAAAGACTACTCGATAATAGCTGAACAAGGAATAAGTAAAGAATACTTTATATCTTATCCTGAAGAATATACATGGATAGAAAAATATTTTATTAAGCATAGAACTTTACCTAGTACTAATGCTTTTAAAACTACTTTTCCTGAAATACAATTATATAAAGTAGAAGACTTAGAACATTTTTGTACTGAAGTAAAAGATAACTATGTAAGAAATAAATTAAGTTCTTTAATGAGAAATTCTTTTGAAGATATTAAAAATTTAGAACAAGGAGGAAAATTACTAGATAGTTTGTATCAAGATATTTTATTACTTCAGAAAAAAGTAAATTCTGGTAGTAATGTTTTAGATGTTATTACAGATGGAGATTATTTACTAGCAGATATTGAAAGAAGAATTGAAGCTAAAGATAAAAGAGGTTTAGCAGGAATACCAACTGGATTTCCAACTTTAGATAATTTAACTGGTGGTGCTTCAGGTGGAGATTTTTGGGTAGTTGGAGCTAGATTAGGTCAAGGTAAAACATGGACTTTGATTCGTATGGCTTGTTCAGCTTTAGCAGCAGGAGAAAAAGTATTATTTGTTTCTTTAGAACAGCCTTCAAAACAAATTGGTTTTAGAGTTCAAAGTTTTCTTTCTTCAGAATATGGAAAAGAAACTTTTCGTTCATTAGATTTAATGAAAGGTGAAAATTTTGATATTAGAGAATATAAAAAATTTCTAAAAGAACTTCCTAAGAAAATTAAAGGAAGTTTTACTGTAGTTGATGGTAGCCGTGGTGCTGTTTCTCCAGCAGTAGTTGCTAGTAGAATACAAGAACATAAACCAACTGTTGTTTATATAGATTATTTAACTTTATTAAAATCTGGGGGAGATGATTGGAGGGCTGTTGCCTCTTTAAGTGCTGACATAAAAGCAATAGCCCAAAGATATGATATCCCAATCATATCTGCTGCACAAATGAATAGAGAAGGTGGAGGTAATGAGCCACCATCAGTTATTCATCTATCTCAATCTGATGCTATAGGCATGGATGCAGATTGTGTAGTCACTCTGGTACAGAAATCTCCCCATGTTGTTAAATTCAAATTAGCTAAGTTCAGACATGGACAAGATAACAAGAACTGGTTTTGTAAATTTACACCAGGCTCTGGAGCATTTGAAGAAATATCTGGAGATGATGCACAAGACATGATATTAGCTGACCAAGATGATTTGGATTATGACTGATGAATATTTGGGATAGAGAAGAACAATGGATTATCTTTAGAGCAAAAGAACTTAAAGATGACCCCGATTTTTTACTCAAAAAATTGTATGAAAAAAAGTTTAGTGAAATCATTGACAATATAAAAGATGAAATTATGATGGAGTTAAGAAAAAAAAAGGAAGAAAATGATTGAAGGAACTAAATCACCTAAAGCTAGAAAATCTAAGCAGTTTGGTGAAGGTAGAATTTGTCAGGAAGATGGGTGTGAACAAATTCTAAGTAGATATAATAAACAAGAATATTGCCATGTTCATCATAAAATGGTTATACCAAGAGTTAGAGGTAGGAACTTACTATGAGTGAAAAAGCAGAATTTGTTTTAATAGAAAGAAAAAAGGGAAGGAAGAATCAATTTATGGCTAAAAAAACTAGCTCACGATACTACCTAAATTACGGTAGGACTATTCCTGTAGGCAATCAGCAAGCATTTAGACCTGCTGACTTAAAAGTAGGGATGATAATAGAAGGTAATTTCAAACAAGGTGTAATTATTAAATCTATTGAAGTAGTAAAAGATAATAAAGGCGAAAATCATTATAAAGTTCAAGTAGCAGGAGAAACTGCTGGAGGAGAACATTTTGAATTTTCTGAATATCAAACTGTTATTGCAGATAAAGAAGCCAAAGATTTGTTAGAACATGGACTATCGTGAAAGGGTAGTTTCAGAAAATTTAGACATTGTCACAACTTCTGAAGAAGAATATTACTGTCGTTGCCCTTTTCACTCAGATAATAATCCTAGCTTTGCAGTAAATAAGAAAACTGGGCTATGGATTTGTCATGGGTGTAATGAAAAAGGTAATTGGAATAATTTATTAAGAAGATTAGGCATAAACCAAAAATTTCCTGAACTACAAGAAGTAAGCATAAACACAATAGATAATATTATCTCAGAAATTACTGATTTCTTAGATACACCAAATCTTGATAATGAAAATAAATATTTAGATGATAGTTTTCTAAAAAAATATAACTTTCCTCATAATTATTGGTCTGAAAGAGGATTAAGTGAAGAAACTATTGAAAATTTTGAATTAGGATATGACCCATTAACTAATGCTGGAATTATTCCATTAAGAACTTACAATGGTCATCTTTTAGGTGTTATTCGTAGAAGATTTGACCCTGATGCGAATATAAAGTATTTATACCCGAAAGGTTTTTCAAAAGCATCTTACCTTTTTGGCGCTCACCAATACAGTTCTGGTGGATTTCAAAACCAAAACATGAAAAAGCTCAATTATTCTGGTGGTCTTGCATTAGTAGAAGGCTCAATAGATGCTATGTCTTTTTGGGATGTAGGCATACCTGCTTTGGCTATTTTGGGCTCAAATTTTAGCGAAATTCAAAAAGTGCTTTTAACCC